TTCATGTATTGCTCACGGATGTCATCTTGAGTCATACCGTAGCAGTTTTTTTCGAATTCAGTCATTTTTTTCCTTTCGTTTTCAATCACAATAAAGTAATTATGCCTGAATTCGGAATTTATAGCAAGCACTAAATGTGAAAAACCCTACACTCGGTAGGGTTATTGTAAGTCATTGATTTGCTTAGGTTTTTTTACGTCCAGATGTCGCCATCAGCGTCCTTCTCATAGCTGAAGCCAATGTCGCTTGGGGGCACCACTCCGTATTCCTCCATCTCGGCATACAGCTGTGCTTCTGTTTTGCCGTCAGCCCTGCGTTGCTGTGTGATGAGCCAGCGTTGCCTTTCGGCTACTTCGGTTTCGCTATTCATGTGCTTGCGTTGCGCAGCACGTTTGACTTCTTTCTGTTCTTCCGTATAGGTGCGTTTGTTACCACAACTACGTGAACAATATGGACCACGTTTCCTGTGCTCCGCACCACACGAAGGACATTCCTTTAGTCTATATACGTTTGGCATTTTATTCAGCCAATAATTCTTCAATCATTTGAATTGCCATCTCACGCTTCATCTCATCACTAGTGTGATTCAATGCATCAAGAGCAATTTCTAGTGCTGCTTTATAACGCTGAAGACCAAGACCAATACTCAAGATGGCTTGTGATTCTTGCTCTCTTAATGTTAGTGGTGAGATCTGTGTTGGTGTCTTATCATATGTGCCATCGAAAGGGTTTTCTAATATGATTGAATCAACCAGCTGTTTTGTGCTATCATTCATCTGTTTTCTCCTGTGGGGTTGCTTCTTTTTTAGATAGGATTACTTGATTGGTTTCATTTTCGCCACGCACAATTTCCCATACGAGTGTGTCGCCTTCTGCCCAGCCAAGTACCTCAAGCATGTCTGGACTGAGTGGGATAACGAGATCTTTCGTTTCTGGATCTTCCTCAACAACAACTGTCCAGCAATTAACACTTATGCGTTCTGATATCATAACTTCAATCCTTGCATTGATGGTACGATTTGAATTCCGCTACCGAATGATGTGTTATAGTGATTGGCCAGATCAGGAGTTGGCTCATAGTCAGCAGCAATAGCATGTGGGTAGATGCCAATTGTTTTGTCTGGAATTCCATATGCAGCATATGGAAGGAAATTCAGTTTGACTTTTCCACTCATTTCATCTTGGGCTGGTGCGAGTATCATTGGTGATTTGATTTCAACAACACCTGTTGGTTGTGCTGACACATCACCAATAATTTCTTCGCCTGTCATTAATTTAATAATACGTATCATTATGCTCCTCTCGCTGCTGCTTTCACAACAGGTTTCGTTGGTAGTTGACTATTGTTTTTCATCACACGTTTGGTTGCTTCCTTAACAAGTTTCTTTGCTGCTTTCGGACCAACTTGTGGTGTGATTTCTTTTCTTGCTTTTTTCTTTGCTTTACGCAACTCACGTTCTTGTTTCCATCGTGTTTTGCTATCAATGTATATAGGTGCGGTAACGATCGCTGATTCATCTGTCATAATTTTAACTCCGTAAGTGAATTGTTAGAACCAAGTGTGCCTTTGACAAACACATTAAATGCCAAACTAATGCGTGTCTTAGTATTTCCTTCTGGTATAATTTCTACCATATGCTGCATCCAACTTGGGAAAATCAACAACAGCCCTGTTCTGGTTGAGAAATCCCATGTCTCTGTGTTGAAATGATTTACTTCTTTGTGTTGAATTTTAATTGTGCGATACGTATCATTGATGAACACAAGTTTATCTTTAGTATCATCAGCAGCAATATAGAACACACCAGACAGATAACTGTTACTATGATTATGTTTGTGATGCCATTCGCCAGGACGTGTCCAGTTCATCCAACTTTGTGTGATATACAATTCTATATCGTCTTGGGCTGGTGCCATAATATTGTCACGCCACTGTAACAACACATCTTCAATTTCTTTTTTGATATCTGCCAACTCTGGCTCATTCAAAATATAATTGTTGTGGCTCATTGAGTTGCCAACATTTCTTGTTTGTTTGCTATTTTGTTTAGCAAGAAACTTTCTTTCCACATCAGTGAAGTCACGTTCTAATTGTGATACACAGATAGGTGTTGGAAATATTGGTTGAATGATTGGATCTCTCATTTAAAATTTTCCTTGTAATATTTGAACATCTTCACATACCATGCGAATCGTTTTGGCTCATGTTCAAAGTTTGGTAGCTCACCATAATGCTCAAGCATTTCGTTATAGAATTTCAATACTTCCTCATCTGTCATACTATCACCGAGAAGTCATTTTTCTTTTCAAATTTAACAACTGATCTAAATTTATCAAACAGTTGGTCACCTTTGTGGCTGATGACAAACACATTCGTCTTATCATCAAAACTATTCATCAGCGATAAGAAATAATCTGTACCTGACACATCCAAACTACTGTCAAAGATTTCATCAAGTAACAATAGGTTTGTATTAACAGAGTTCTTCATCTTAGCAATCTGTCTCCATGTGAATAACATTGCCAAGTCAATACGCATCTTCTCACCTTCAGAGAATGAATCATATGTGAATTCATCACGATATCTGGCTTTGATCTTTTCGTTGAATGTTTCATCCAACTCAAAATGAACATAGAAGTCCATTGATGCCAAATATTTGTTGATCAATTTATTCATCACAGGCAAATACTCACGGATGATTGTTGTTTTGATTCCTGTGTCTCTCAATAGATTTGATGCTAGTTCTTCATATTGTCTTTTCTCAATGAGTTCATTTTTTCTATTAAGATATGACAACGCTTCTTCAGCCATTGCCTTGAGTTTTGACTTCTCATCATCCACATTACCAGTATCATTCTTTGCGTTTTCCATTTCCTCAGCCAATTCTCTGTTAAGTTTATTCAACAAAGAAACAGTTTGATTGGCTGTGGATATTTCGATGTTCTTATCTGTTATTTGTTCTTGTATTGCATTGATGGTTTCTAGTCTGGTAGTCAACTTTCCTAGTGCCTTTGTAATCTCGTCAATATTCGCTCGATTTTGTTCAATTTCGCGATTAATTTCGTCAATAATTGAGGATTTATGCTCATGTGGGATGTCTTGCTCACACTGAGGGCATATATCATTATTGTTAAAGAAATCGACAGTTACAGTGAGATCTGTGCTCTTGTTAGATTTCTTATTGGCAAAAACTTTCGCCTTTTCGATGTCTTCGAGAACTGACTTCCTGTCTGTGATACTCGATTTAAGATTACCAAGGTCTTGATTGAGAACATTAAGAGTTTCATTCGTGGTAATGATTTGTATTTCATTATCGCCAATCTTTTTCTGTATCGCTGATACAGCATCTTTTCTAGTTTCGAGCAAAATCTTAATGGTTTTCTGCTGATTGTCAACCCTCTCACGTGCCAAGTTAAGCGCAGATTCGGTACGATTGATTTCATCTTTTGTCTCCTGCATTCTTTGTTTCAACAACGTGTTCATTGTGCTGAACACACGGATATCTAAGATATCTTCGATAACCTCACGTCTTTGATGTGATGGCAACTGCATGAATGGCACAAATGAAGCACTACCAAGTATAACTACTTGAGTAAATGTTTTATAATTTAACTTCAGAATCTGTTGTTCAAGAACCTTTTGGTAGTCTCTTGATGCAGCATCCTGATTCATCAATTCATTGTCGCACCAGATTTCAAATTTGTTTGGTTTGATTGTACGAATAACTTTATAATCTTTACCACCAACAGTAAATTCAACTGTGGTTTCACAGTTCTTTCCATTAATGCTGTTAATCAACTGTGGTTTATTGATGTTACGAAATGGTTTTCCAAACAACGAAAAGCACAATGCATCTAGGATTGTGCTTTTACCTTCACCATTTTTACCAACGATTAATGTACTTGATGATTTGTCAAGTAGAATTTTGTTTGCTTGGTTACCTGTTGATAGGAAATTTTTCCATTCAACACTTTTGAATTTAATCAAACGACCTCCGTATTAACTGCTTCAGTATATAGTTCCTTCATATACTGTTTAATCTTTTCCTTATCCGAATCTGTTTGAATTGAATCAACATAATTCTCAAGTACAGACATAGTGTCTTCAAGATTAATGTCACCATCGATTGTTCCTTCTTCAAATTCGCTGAAGTTCTCAACAATCTTAATGTCCGCACAACCCTTATTATACAACTTCTGAGTAAATTGGTCAAATTTATAATAGTCTGTTTTGTTAACAACAATCAATTTTACAAATTTACCTTTGAAGTCACATTCACTTAGATCAAGTGGTTCTGTTTCCTTGTCGTCGTATTCGACTCTGAAGAACATTCTATTTGGATTCTGTATGAATTCAAGTCCTCTTGTTGCAAGATCGAACAAGTGGAATCCTCGGGGATCGTTATAGTCCTGCCATGTGAGTTCGTACGGATTTCCCAAATAATGGATATGATCACTAGAACTACGATGATGGTAATGCCCACTGAACACCATATCAAACCTTTTAAACAAATCTTTAGAAAGTCCTTCATGCGATTCCATCCCTCTATGCATTGCAAAACCAGCAATTTCCAAATGTCCCATACATAAGGTTGCTGATGTGTTGTTAATTTCGTCCATACTTTGTTGATAATTATCAGCACAAATCCATGGCAACATCAATACATCTGCTGACGTATCTTCATAGTTTAAATGAATCGTTTGTGGTGTATCAATAACAGTAATATTTTCATATTCACACAACAATAAGTCAGGTGAGTTTACATCATTTGTGTTTTTATAGTAAGTATCATGATTGCCAGCAAGCATGTATACATTGATGTTACGAGCAGCAAGTTTATCAAAGAACATTTCTTTTGCTCTTTGAAGTGAATAGAAGTTCACATATTTGCGTCGATCAAAAGTATCACCAAGAATAAGAACAGTGCTAATACCAGCTGCGTCGATAGCAGGAAAGAAAGTATTGTCATAAAATTCCTGAAAGAAATCTAGAAATCCAACACTATCATTGCGTGCACCAAAATGTTGGTCTGTAATAATTGCTACTTTCATTAGCTGAAGTCCAAGTCTGCGTCAGGATATCCTTCGGGAATTTCTATTTGTCCTTGTTCGACAACTCTATCTCCAACTCTTTTTGCGAATTCATCCGCATCTTGTTTTGATCTATAAAATTTAGATAGAATAGCACTTTCCGCAGATGATTCTTGCGGACGAAATGTTACTTTATATAAGAATTTTGTTTCACTCATTACTGTCCTCTTCTAAAAATGTTTCAAGTGAATTTTTGGGTTTCTTTTTTGCTGCTTTCTTCACTGGCATATTATAATCGGCATCGTTATTGCTACGTAAATAATCCATCATCTGATTAGTATACTCACCACCTTCGTCTTGTTCTTGTAGTTCGAACATTTCAAATGGCATCTCCATAATCATTTTATTCTTGACGTATGTTTGTTTCTTTTCTTTTTGGATTTTTCGAATGAATGCATAGTAAATGATTTGAGTAAAGTAAGCGAATGGGTTACTTGACTTTGTGGGATCAAAATTGTCGATGTACTGTAAACAGTTCTCAACACCATCGAGAATCATATCTTCTCGGTATGTATAATTGATGAAGTTTGCTTTATACGATAAATGTGTGGCTATCTTTAATAGACACTCACCTATGTACTCAGGTACTCTTGGTTTATCTTCACCAGCTGCTTCTGCTTCGATTACAGATTCTCTATACTTTTTAATTGCTACTAGAAAATCAGCATTGCTTACATAATGTGCTTTGGCTTTGGGTATTGCTTCGGTCATGATTCACTCCACTTACTATAATTATTCATTATACCTCATAATCAATAAATTGTCAAATTTATTTAATGTACTGTCTTATTTGGTGGTGTCAAAATGTGAGCATCAGAAACTGAAGTCTCTTCTTCAATTTCTTCCATTTTGTTTATAAGATTTTCGACACGTGTTTGTATGTCTTGTTTAAATTCATCTTGTTGATTCTCTTCTGGCGCAACCAATTCTTCTAAGTTATATGCCTTGAGCGCATCAACTTCTTCGTGTCTATTCAACATGTCAATATAATATGGAACAGCATGCTCAGACATTGGTTTGATGTATGTTAATTCGTGTTTCCAAAATGTAAAATGTTTGTCATCGCTGAATGGACAAAATACAGTTGTTGAGTGGATTTCGCGGAGAATATTTTTTGCTATCGGAACCTGTTGTGTTCTGATTGAAAGTGGGAACAATACATTGATTGTATCATCTGTTTCTGATTCTACTATGCACAGGAAACTTTCTCCTGTGTTCATACGGATAACTCTAAAATCTGTCATAGGTCAATCTCTACAATCTTAGCTGAAAATTGTTCTTCTGAGTACAGTTTAACTCTCTCCAAAAAATGATTTAATGTATGATTCTTCCAAGATTTATATGTTAAGTCATCAGCAATGTCATATAGATTACAATGTGTTTTGCCTTCATTAAGTCTTAGACCACGACCAATTGATTGTAGGTTACGTATCTTAGACTTACTTGGGCTTGCAAAAATAACATTCTCAATTGATGGCATGTTAATACCAGTAGAGAATGTACCATATGAAGCAAACACTAACATATTACTATTCTTAGTAGCTTTATATCTAATTGCCTCACGTTCTGTTACTTTTACATCACCATGAACAATGTGTACTTCTAAATCTTCAGAATCTTTACACATATCATAAAGCACTTTACCATGTTTGTCCACATACTGAAATAAGACAAGTGTATTTCCTTTTAGGGATTTGGCAAGATTTACTATGAAACGATTACGTTTGGAGTTGCTGACTAAAAAGTCCATCTCTTCTTGGTATAAATTATTCTTGCGCTTCTTTCTGGTGTCCTCATCATATTTCAGCAGTAGACATTTAATATTTAGTTCAGCGACTCTTCCTGACTTCATCA